GCTCATTGAAGTAATATTGTTTGGTATCTGCGCCACTAGCTGCATTATATACACCTCCAAGTGTTATCCCATTGATATTTTGGGTGCCAGCATCACCACTTGTTCCAGTTCCATCATTAACAGCCACTAATGAAGAACTACTATTATATTTAGCATATATTAATCGTTGAGTAGAAATTGAAGGTATATAACTTGTTGTTACATTACCACCAGCGAAGATAGTAATTGTGTTCGCTGTTGACGTGTATAAATCATTTCTATTTGTTGACGATAGATTTCCTGACCATAAATAATCAGCTGTTCCCGTTGGTAAATGTGAACCTACGCTGAATGTTGTTTGTGGTTGTGTAATTGTTGTGCCAAATGCTGATCTCATCCATACAGCTGTAGATGTGTTTGGTTTTCTTAATGCTACCTTTCCGTTTAATACCTCTAATGTGCCAGTATTTACAATTCTTGGTTGTTGTGCTGGGGTAGCTTGTATTAAATCATAACCATTTCCACTTTGGTCATACCATATTGACATGAATCCGTAACCAGCTGTAATAGTTGTAGTTTTACTATATGGTTGAAGGTTGGTACCGAGTTTAGTTAATTGATATCCCCATAAATAAACACTAGAACCACTCAATGGTGTGTATTGGGTAGTACTAATCGTACTTAAATTGTTGTTAAATCTAATCAATGCACCACTTTCAAACGAAGTCTGAGATGCTGTAAGAGTACCCCACATAGAAATTCTCCACCAACCATTCCCAGAATCAGTAATGCTATATCCTGTATTTATATCGGTGAAGAAATTATAAGATTCTACAGTACCATTTTCAATATTGAAAATAACATAAGGTTTTTGTGAAACTGAACCATAATCAAAAGCGAAGGCAACTCGTGTTGGTGAGTTAACATCTGTAGTTCTCTTAATAAACACGCTAGTATTATAACTTGTTCCACTAGCCCATGTACCAGAAGCTCCATATCTACCAAATACATGATATGAATTACTAACTGTTTCAGTAATTAAATCGGCAGTCATTGTACCATCAGGTGCTGTTGTATTATTAGCTGTTACTGTTACACCAACTTTACCCCAATAAGCATTATCAAATTCTTCACTATATTGGATTTGATTTACGCCACCAACAAATGATAGTAATGATGTTGTATCTAAATTACCATTAGCATCGAATCCTACATCTAATGTTGTATTGTCTGATGAGCGTCTAACACGCACCGCAAATCCAGTATATGCTGCTTTAAGTTTACGTAATGAGTAAGCAGCCGTTGCACCACTATAAGTGTCTAATAATCCTATATAAGGAATACCACTATTTGCTAATATTCCATGAGTTGAAACTATCATAATTACGCTGTTAAATCACCACTAATGTAAAACTCTGTTGCTGAAATTGCTATAATCGATGCTAACGAATATTGACCCGTTAACTTTAATTTTCCGCTTGGACTTCTTAAAGTAACTCCAGCACCTGCTACAAATGTAACTTGACCGGCACCATATTGAGAAACTAAAATTTGATTCCCTGCAGTAAATACACCGCTATCAATTGTATTATTAACAGGAGTTGCAGAATTATATTCAATTAACTTGTTATTATCCCCTGCTACTAACGTGTAAGACGCTGTTTTGCGGTCTAACGTTAAGTTTTTAGTTGCATAACCTGATAAATCTTGGTCACCTGTATTAGTTCCGCTTGTATTACCTATTACAGTTAATTGTGCATCTGTAACAAATCTTTTATTTGAACTATCTGTAATGTTAGCGGTTGTTGTTGTATCTGAGTTAACCACATTTGAAAGTCCTACATCCGATTTAGTAACGTTGTGAGGATTGCCACTTGTTAATTGTGAATGATCGTATGCAATTTTACCTCTGTCACCTCTGTAAGCACTTGCAGAAGTTTCTCCTAATGCCAAACTAGGACTAATCTCTACGTAAGTCGAACCGCCCCAACGATAAGTAAGGTTAATATAGATTTTCCCACTTTCACCCGTAACAGGGAATGCAGCTAAATTTGCATATTCTTCAACGTCGTCAATAAAACTAGGTAGTTGTGAACTTGGAACTTTTCCTGTGCCATCTAACTCAGCTAAACCATTCGCAGCACCTATTAAATCAGTCGTTGCAATAGTATATGTACCCGTATTTTTAACAGGCATTTCTAAGGTAATATTGTTAGTTAAGTTAGTCGTTTTAAACTTGCCTGTGTAGTTACCATTTGTACTTATCCATACTTCACCTTCAGCATCGTTAACAACTCCCTTAGTACCTCTAAATGTAGTTATCTGACTAGGTGTGATATTAGAATTAAAAGTTGCGTTTAAAACAGAAATTGGTGTACTAGTTCCGCTCCCCGCTGCTGTTACTTGAGCCAAAGTTGGTACAGCTGCGCCACTAACCGCTGTATCTACATAAGTTTTTACTGCTTTTTGACTAGGGTACAGCGTGTCGCTAGTTCCTAAACTTGTGTTTGTTGACTTATTAGCAACATCTTCTTTACCATTTAAAGCTGTTTGGGTGGCGTTTGATATTGGTTTATTCAAGTCACTTGTATTGTCGACCAAATTCAGACCTAAATCAGCTTTATTTACATAAATGTTTACCGTATTTGCCATAATTTAATTATCTAAGGTTATTATTGTTATATCTTCTTTAAAATTACTATTTACATACACTTCAAAAATCATATCTTCTAACTCGTACGTACTTCCACTTGGAGTAGAAACGCTAAATGTACCGTTTGAATTTACTATTAAAACAGGATCACATGCATAAGCTCCACTACCTCCGAAATCGTAACCATTCATAGGTAAATCACATATTCCATTCGAATCCCTTAACTCAATAGTTACATTCATCACGTGACCAGCAACCTCATCTTTACCTCTTTCAACAAATGAAGTTACATTCCCCTGTGTCACACGTCCTAAAACTTGCCACCTTTGAGACTTCTTCATGATATTGAATATATCCCTACAAATTTGCAAAGTGTCCGATTTAGTTTCGATTAGATTAGAATTATCTTTATAGACTTTATCCGCTACTATAATGAATAATTGAACGCTAGTATTAGAAACGTTAATAGAACCGTTGTTATAATCACAAACTAGTAATGGATATTCTAATTCTCTATTCTGTAAAGCTAAATTAAACTCCCCAAAATAATAAGAGTTCAATTGATAGTGTGAATCTTGAATAGCTTGTAGCTCCGCTGAAAGTTGGTTTATACTCGTTATCATGCAAAATTGATATTAGTATCTGAAAAGCCCCTGTCAGGATTGATTTGATTTAAGTCATTACAAGGGTATAAATAATCGTAATATGAAGTGTACTCAGGATAAACCGTATAGTTCAATTTTAAGAACCTTATTAAACGTTCCCTATAGAAATTATAATCTCTATTTAAAGAGTTGCTTAATCGGTTTAATTCGTCTTCATTTACAGTGTTAACACCCTCCGAACTAACTCGAGCTACACCAATTTGTCTTATCTCTAAAGTTGTCATATCAGTCGCTCTTTTTTCAACTGCAGCCACTAAGCAAGGCGAAATATAAGTATCTAATAATAGAATCTCATCAGGATTTAAATCATCATTATCCACGCCTGTTAAAAGTCGGTTGAATAATTGACTCCCTAAAATAGACTCCAAAACGGTATCTTGTACCCTAGTTATTAAAGTTGAAAGCAATAAATCATCTACATTTGATGAAATATAGGATAGTGCTTTTAAATTTGTTGTGCTTATTAAATGTGCCATAACTTACTTATTTACAATAATTTGAAACCACGTGTGTCTGCACGAAGGTGTATGTACTAACGTCTCAGGATTAGTGTACCAACCACCTTTGTATTCCCAAACATTACGATCTATTCCGTTTGCTTTTAACCTTGCTGTAATTTGGTCTATTTCGTCTCTTGTAAACACTCTTTTTAAGTCCATTAAGTTTTTGCAAAATGGTCTTGATGAACCTCCTTTTAATGGTGGTATTCCCTCACGTTCACGGTATTGGTAAACAACCTCAAAAGATACCTCACCTACGTTTGTTTTACCTTTTGGTGTTAGTTCAAAGCCTTTAATCATTCCTAATTTTTCAAGCTCTACTAATTGCCTAGAAACATACGTTGCACCCTTATCAATAGCTTTAACAATTGCACCGTAACTTTCACCATTGTTAATCATTTCAACAATCTTCAATTGGTCTGCTGTTAAGTCATTCGCAAATGAATATTTTGATAGTAATTCTTTTTCGGACATTTCAAGTTTAGCAAAGTCTTTAACCTCTTGTGAAAAAACCTCTTTGTAATCGGTGCGGCCTAACTCAGAAAACCAACTAATAACAGTCTCATCACTTAATTCATTTTTAAATGATTGTTGAATCACATCCCCGTTAGGAATAGGATTTAAACCAGCTATTGAACGTAATTCATTAACTGTTAATTTACCTAAAATTACATTTTGTAGATTAGGCTCTAATACGTTTATTTTTTTCGCTATTTCAGAAACTTCTTCTGTTTTACCACTTAAATTCAAAGGCTTACTTATAAAGAATATATCACCAACAAAACTATTTAGTGTATAGTGTGCGTATTGTAAAGCATCTGTAATTATCTTTTGACGTTCCAAAGCGTAATTATTCATAAACAATTGGTACGCTGTTTCAAGTTCACTAGAACCCCCTAATTGACCAGCCGTTTTAATTGAAAACAAAGTAGGACTAATTACGGAGTGGCCAACCATAATATCATCAATTATACTTTCTTGCGTTAATAGGTATCTTTGATCTAAGTTATTCCCGTTTATTTGCGTAACAGTTGGAGCGTTTTCGCTACCTCTTGAGAAAGTAACTACGATACCACCTTGCTTATCTCTATCACTTGCATCACCTTTTAATTGAGCAATTAGTTTTTTCTTATCATGTTCATTATCTGGCGCTCCCGTTGGTATGTTAATCATTGTACCACCTTTGAAACTATTCACAACCTCCGAATATCTGAAGTAATTCATTTCAATACTAGCCATGATTGATTTAATTGCACCAGAATATGAAGGAATAGGATAAACCGACTTAGTCAATAAACCCGTTTTCTCGTCCAATATATGCTGCTTACTACGTGAACTAACATAAAGTAAGCATTCTTTATCTTCTAAGCTTAAATCTTCAATATTCTTAATCTTTTTAAATCCTGTTTTTTCTTCAGTTTGGTTACGTTCTTTCCAATTCTCAGAATAGTAGAAGAAACTTGAATCTTCACCTTTACGAATCAATTCACTTGAAACGTGATGAGCATCCCAAAACTTAGAAATAGGATTTTTTCTAAACATAATAGCAAATGAATCTAGTAATTCAAAGTCTTTTGCAACCATTAAAGAAATCTCATCTAAGCTAAAAGGGGCGTTTCCGTTCTTTTTAATCAATTCCCATTTAGGCAAATCATTCGTTTGAGCATCTAAACCACTTGAGGCAATATATTTCACCTTAGAATTAACTATACCCTGATGGATGGATGAGTTATAAAAAAGCCCAACTAAAAATTGAGGGTAGTCGTTTTGTTCACCCCAACTAATCCAACTTTGGCCAGCTTTTTGTTTCTCTATTGGTAAAGGAATTTTTGCCTCCCTAAATATGTATTGATCACTCATAAATGTTCTTTATTGTAGTTGTTTGTGTGAACGTTGGAATAGCAACTGAATCAGTTTTGACAAGTGCTTTACCTTGTTCACATAAAAATCCTAGATTATAGTTTTCTTCATCAATTATCTCCATTTGATAAACGTAATATTGATAATCTCCCAAAGGTAAAGTGATACTAGTACCTTCGTATAGATTAAAAAGATTAAAACGCTTTTTTGTAGTAGATAAATCGGTAAGATTGCAGAAGTATTCCTTCTTAGATTGTTCATTTACAAATCGAAATAACCATATCTCAGGATAGTTATCATTCATTTTCTCATTAAGAGTTAAACAAATGCTATTGTTTTGGCTTTTTTCGATTAGAAAGAACACGTTTGACAGGTTTATTTTCTACTAAATTACTAATTTCTACAAAAATATTAGGCAACAACTTAAATAAAATCTCTTTATTTTCTTCATTTGCCACTAAAAAACCCTTTATTTTATCTATATAGACGTTTTTACCTTTAAAATTCTCTAAATATTCCATAATATAAGTATTAAAAAAGGGCAGCCGAAACTACCCTTAATTCTATTTAACATAATTCTAATTATACTAATAAAGCAGCAACGATTACATCACTAACTTTCGGAGCGTTTTTCTTTTCACGTCCTGTAAAAGTCAAAGTTACACCGTTCATGTCGTCAAACTTAGTTCCAGAAGTACGATTAAATAAGAATTTTAAACCGTTATCAACTCCTAAAACCTCGTTAGTCCCGTCATTTAATTTAGCAATTAAACAAACTCGGTCTTTTGAAAGTTT